CTTTAAAGCCTTGCATAACGTACCCTACAAATTTCGCTTGCACTGCGCGCCTACACCGGCTAGGATGCTCGCCCAATTCACTAACCTGATGATGGAGTTCCCTGATGAGTCACGCCGTTTTCTCCCCGTCGGCATCCGGCCGCTGGATCGCCTGCCCGGCCTCGCATCTGCGCGGGCTGGCACTGCCACCGCTCCCCCCTTCCCAATACTCCGACCGCGGCACCTTGCTGCACCGGCTCGCGGCAATCGGCGTGATGGAAACGCTGCGCGCGATGGATATGCAAGCCGCCGCCGAGGGGGTCGTGCTCGAACCCGATGAGCGCGCCGCGCTCGCCGTGTACGTCAAATTCGTCAAGGGACTCCGCAAAAGCTCGAAAATCTGGCGCGTCGAGCAGCGCGTGGTTTATTCCGAGGAACTGTACGGCACCATCGACTTTTTCGCCGTCAAGGGCGACACGCTGCACGTCGTCGATTTCAAGGGCGGCCGCGGCATCCGCGTCGAAGCGCTCGACAATCCGCAACTGCTGACCTACGCGATGATGGTCTGCGAACTGTTGGATCGCGTCGAGGAGTACGCGCTATTCCGGCCGGCCAACGTGCATGTGCATATCGTGCAGCCGCTCTACACGAGCGACGCGCCGATTCGCGGCGCAACCTACACCCGCGCGGAAATGACGGCATGGCGCGATGGCCTGCTGCACGCGATGGTGCGCGCGAAGGCACTAGATGCGCCCTTCAACCCCGGCGATCATTGCCGCTTCTGCCCGGTCAAGCCGACGTGCCCGGCACTGATGGGGCTCGCACAAAAGCTGCCGGCGCCGGTGGCGCAGGACAGCTTGAGCACCGTGCAACTGGCCGAATGGCTGACCAAAGCGGACACGATTGAAGTGTGGATTGGCGCGCTGCGCGAGCACGCGCACAGCCTCATCAGCAACGGCACGCCGATCCCCGGCTGGAAGCTCGTGGACAAGCGCGCGACGCGCAAGTGGAGCGACGAGGATGCGGTGATCGCCGCGGCCGTCAGCAACAACATCCGGGCGCAGGAATTGCAACTGCTGTCACCGGCACAACTGGAAAAGAAATACCGCGAGATTCCGCTGTTGCTCAAGCCGTTCATCGAGCAGAAGCCAAGCGGTCAGAATTTGGTGCGCGATCCGGCAACCGCCGTCGTCACCGATAACGCGACGAAGCCAGCGTTGGATGTAGCGCTTCTCAACCTGCAATACCGTGTGTGACCTAACCTACTTTAAAGTGAAAGGTAATGACAACATGAGTGATCTGATCCCCTTCGGCAACGGCGCAATGACCGATCCGAAACGGCTCGCCGCCGCGTTGCAAAACGTGTCGCGCGAAGCTGCACCAAGCGGGCTGTTCCTGCGCATGGGCAAGGATGGCGTATGGATCATCGGTATCGAAATGGAACCGGTCGAGCCCGGTGCCGAGTTCGCTATCAACCCGTCCGGTTTCGGGCATGGCTGGATTGCTTGGGGCAAGTCGGAACGTCTCGGCGAGAGCTTCGTACCGCTCACCGAAGCGGTGCCGCCGGCCGGCCCGCTGCCTGACGGCGCACGCGGATGGGAGCAACAGTTCGGTATGCACTTGCGCGAACTTGGCACGCAAGCCGATCTGATTTTCCGCACGAGCAGCGTCGGCGGCAAGCGCGCCATCGGTGCGCTCGCAAAGGAAGTCGGCGGCAAGCTGGCCGGCGGCGAAGCGAAGTGCATCCCCATCGTCACGCTCGGCAACGACAGCTACAAGCACAAGGAGTACGGGAAAATCTACGTGCCCGAGTTCACGATCAAGCGGTGGGTGGGCGCCGAGGAATTGAACCGCGCACCGATTGAATCGAAGCCGGTCAGCAAGGCGCGCAAGACGCCGGCCAAAGCGGACGCCAGCAAGCGCCGCTAGGCACCCTCGCACCTTAGCGCGCGCGTCCTGCCCGTTGGCCGCGCGCGCTTTTTTTGTCCCGACAATTTGAAAGCCGCCCAATGAAAACGCTGTGGATCGACATTGAAACGCGCTCGCGCTGCGACTTGCTCGCGCACGGCACGTATCGCTACGCCGACGACCCGTCAACCGAAATTCTCATCATCTGCTACGCGGTGGACAACCGCGACGTGCAGACGTGGCTACACGGCCAACCGCTGCCGCCGTGCCTTGTGAGCGCGTTCGCTAAACCGCCACGCAACATGCGCTTCGTCGCGCACAACGCCGCCTTTGAGCGACGCGTGCTCGGCGCGAAGTTCCCGGCGTTGCTCGATCCGCACCTGTGGTATTGCACCGCCACGCAGGCACGCGCGGCCGCGCTCGCGGGCTCGCTGGAAAGCGCGAGCCGGATGCTCGGCACGACACTGCGCAAGGATCGCCGCGGCGCTGAACTGATCCGCTTGCTGTCGATGCCGCAGGCCGACGGTAGCTTTTGCGAAGACGCCGAATTGATGAGCGAGTTCGCACGCTACTGCCGCGACGACGTGCGCGTGATGCGCGAATTGTCGAACGGGCTGCCGCCGCTCACCGAGGAAACGCTCGCGCTGTACGCCGCCAACGAAACGGTGAACGACCGCGGGCTCCCCATCGACACCGAATTATGCGAAGCCGCGTTGCGCTACGCCGATGAGGCCGCGGTCGAAGCCACGGCACGCATCCGCGCGCTCACCGACGGCGCCATCAGTAGCGCGCGCAGCATCAAGCTCACGCACTGGATTCACGAACGCCTGCAACCGCAACACGGCGATTTGATGCGCGTGATGCGCGGCAACGACGTGCCGGGCCTGTCGCTCGACCGCGACGTGCGCGCCAATTTGCTCGACGCCATCGAAGTCAACCCCGACGAGTTCGCGCCCGGCGTGATCGACGCCATCGAGGCCGCGGAAGATGCGGCGGTGTCGTCAATCTCCAAGTTCGGCACGATGCTCAATCGCGTGAGCAGCGACGGTCGTTTGCGCGGCGCGTTCGTGCTGAACGGTGCGAGCCAGACCGGCCGATTCAGTTCTACCGGTGCGCAACTACACAACTTCCCCCGGCTTGTCGCCGACGATCCCGACGCGCTGCGCGCGCAAGTGATCGCGCACGCGCCGCTGAACGGCAGCGTGCTCGCCGCTTTAAAGTCATTGCTGCGCCCGGCCATCCGGCCGCGCAGCGGCTACATCGTGCGCGCGGATTGGAACGCAGTGGAAGCGCGCGGCCTGCCGTGGCTCGCCGGCCCGAGCGCTGCACGCTATCTCGACACGTGGCGCAACCCGTCACGCGACCCCTACATTGAGCAGGCGCAGCTTGCCGGGCTCGGCGATCATCGGCAGGCGGGCAAGGTCGTCGTGCTCGCGCTCGGCTACGGCGGTGGTGCCAACGCGCTCGCGCGGATGAGCAAGAACTACGGCGTGACGATCAACGACGCGGCCGCAGTCGTGCGCAACTGGCGCAGCGCAAACACGTGGGCGACCGGATGGTGGGGTGCGCTGGAAGCGGGCGCGTTCGACGCACTGCGCCTGCGCAATTGCAAGTGGGTCGAGGCCGCCGGTGTTGCGTTCGCCGCCGACACGTTCGGCCTCGTCATGCGCCTGCCGAGCGGGCGCCAGTTGCGCTATCCGATGGCCGCGTTCGAGTGGCAGCGCGACGTGTCAGTGATTACCTACATGAAGGCCGCATGGAAGCCGAAGGCCGATGCGGCCGGCTGGCCGCGCGCGCAAATGTGGCACGGCACGCTGGCCGAGAACGCGACGCAGGCCACGTGCGGCGATTTGCTGCGCAACGCCATCACGGTAAGCGTGCGCGAAGGGCTGCCGCTGATCGGTCACGTGCATGATGAGTTGATCGGTGAAGCACAGACCAAGCGCGAAGCGCAAGAGCTTGCGCGAGCGTTTCAACAGCGTATGCTCGACGCGCCGGTTTGGGCGCGCGGTCTGCCGCTTGCAGTTGAAACCGATTGCGCTCCGTACTTTCGCAAATAACAAAAAGAACGGCTCGGTGGCATGGGGGTGCCACCGAGCCGCGAGTCGTACCGTTGATCCCCCGCTAGAAGGATTCCAACGTGGAGCTTCCCAATGTGCCAAACACGTTTCACCTGTGGAGAAAAACATGCCTGACGCGCAACATACTAAACGCTCACTGCCTACACTTGCAACCTTTCCGCTACAGATGCGGCAGGCGCCGCGCTGGCTGCTGTGGAAAGGGAACAAGGTTCCCCACTACGCCAACGGCCGCCCGCGTGGCAGCTACGGCGGCGGGCTCGACACCCCGGAAGACCTCGCGCACCTTGTAGACGCGAAGACCGCCTACAACAAGCTGAAGACTACAACCGGGTATACCGGGCTCGGCTTCGCGCTCGGCGAGGGGTGGTACGGCTTCGACCTTGACCATGTGATTGATCCGGCGAGCCGGTTGATCCTGCCGTGGGCGGAAAACCTGCTGACGTTCTGCGTGGTGGCCGGCATGTACGCCGAGCTTTCGCCGTCGCGCACCGGGCTGCACATGATCGGGTGGTGGCACGAGTGCAACTTCCGCAACGGCCGCCAGACCGAGCACGTCGAGGCATACCACAGCGGCCGCTACTTCACGATGACCGGCGACGCCTGCATGAGCGGCGCCCGCCCGCGCAAGGTCGTCGTGCAGCCATTGCCCGCGCTGGCCCTGTTACCGGCGCTGCGGGCGACCGGGGCGCCGCCGACGCTGGCCCTCGTGCCGAGTGCCCCACAGCCGCCGCAGAACGACGCAGGAGACGCGCAGACGGGCGGGGTGGGTACTGGGTGGCTTGCCGCCCGCGCCGACGCGCTGGAAGCCCTTGCAGCCCTTTCCGCCGATTGCTCGCGCGAGCAGTGGCGCAACGTCGGCATGGCGCTGCATCACGCGTCCCGCGGCCATCCCGAAGGGCTGGCGATATGGGAAGCGTGGAGCGCCACCGCCGCCGGGGCGGTGAACGATGCCGGCGAGCCGCGCTACGTGCCCGGCCACTGCACGAAAAATTGGACGAGCTTTGGCAAGAGCGACGCGGCGCCGCTGACGCTCGGGACGTTGCTGCACATGGCGCAGGAAGCGCGCCGGGCAAGGGAGCAGGGCGAAGTGCCGGCCGAAGTGGCGAAGCCGCGGCAACTGGCCGGCGGCATGGCCGACAGCTTCTCGATGTCGGAATTGCTGGCCGCCGATCTGCCGGCGACGCGCTGGCTGGCCGCTGACCTGATCGCGCCGGGGCTCACGCTGCTGGCCGCACCGCCGAAGACCGGCAAGAGCTATCTCGCGTTGCAGATGGCGCAGTGCGTGGCCGCCGGCAAGCCGTTCCTCGACCGTGAAACCAACGCGAGCCCGGTGTGCTACTTCGACCTTGAGCAGTGGCCGACGCTCATCAAGCCGCGCGTGATGGCGATTGCAAAAGGGCACGCCATCCCCGACGGCATACCGCTGCGCTTCCGGCTGTCGATGGGCGTTGGTGCGGATGCAATGACACAGATGCGCGAGGAAATCGACCGCGGCGTGAAGCTGATCGTGCTCGACCTGTTCGCACGCTACCGCGACGAGCTTGCCGAAGACGCGAAAAAGAACGTGTACGCGCGCGACTACTCGGCCATCAGCAAGCTCGCCGATTTTGCGCTCGGCTACCCCGACGTTGCCATCGTCGTCGTGCATCACGCGAACAAGGGCCGGCATGACGAGTGGCAGGCAAAGATCAGCGGCAGCTACGGGTTGACCGGGGGCTCGCACGCGAACGTGTACATGGAGCGGCCCGACTTGCGCGGCATGGAAAAAGAGGATCAGGAATATGCGATGAACTACCGCGTGTTGCGGGCGCAGGGCAAGCTCGTTGAGGAGCAGGAAATTGTCATTGAGAAGATGCCTGCAATGGGCGGCTGGCGGTGCTCGCGCATGAAGACGTGGGAAATCGGCGCCACGCTGTTGCAGGCCAAGCTGATGCTAGTGCTGGCACCGAAGCATCCCGCGTACACCAGTGCGAAGGATGTTGCCGAGATTGTAGGAAGACCCTACACCGGCGTTCGTAAGATGCTGCTGCGCATGGCCGCGCTCGGCATGATCGAGAGCGAAGGGCAGGGGGGTGCAGGGTATCGCGTCAAGCGCTAGGTGTTCGATGGCGGTAAATCAAGGCTACGCGCGCAACAAAACACCCTCACGATTACTAGGTACATGTATCTCTAGTAATGGGATACATGTACCTAGTTCCAGCTAGGGGGGGTTCGCGCGTACGCGCGCGCATGGCCTTGATTTACCGCCAACCACGAAAGGAGCAGTGCAATGACGACAGCAACGCAAGAGCGGCCGCCGCTACAGGTGCGGGCCAACAAGAGCACGGTCTACGTCGGGCTGTACGGCGTCCCGCTGTGTGACGTGCGGACGCCGCTCGAACTGGTCAACTGGATCAAGCACCTGAGCCGCAACAAGGCCGTGCCGTCGGCCGTGTTGGTGGAGTTCATCGACGCGGTATGCGCGGCGAAGGGCTGGCAGATCGACCCCTAGCCGGGGCTCGGCAAGGCTTGCAGGTTCGGGAAAATTGCCCGGTAAAGTTGACCTGACAAAAGCAGCGGCGCAGACTCCCGGCGGGGCGGCAGCCTGTACGGGACAGCGAACAACGCGATGAAGCTCCTGCATACAGCGTGCCAAATCGTTTTCGGGTAGGAGCTTCGACATCAACGACCTAGCAATCAGCACGTCGCGCAGCGATAGCAAGAGCACGTACATTCGCGCGAAACGCGGCCCGCGCAGCGGTAGCACGATGGGTGCGGCGAGCAGCGAGCGTGCGCGGCAGATGATTAAGACCGGCGTGCTGATCGGTCTGCTGCATCGCATCGCCAGCGGTGAGAAGCAAGTCGAGCCGCATCAGGTAACGGCTGCCATCGCGTTGTTGCGCAAGGTGTTGCCTGACTTGCAAGCGACAGCGGTGAGCGGTGAAGTGCAGTTACCCGTCACCATCATCACGCGGCTTGAGTAACCGTGGCGCGCGCGCACGCCGTACCGAAAGGCCCGCAACACATCCTCGCTTTAAAGGAAGGCGCGCGCGAGTGGCAGCGCCCGCTTTATAACTACTTCGCCGCGGGCGGCAAGCGCGCCGTCGAGATAGCGCATCGGCGCGCCGGCAAGGATCGCATCGCGCTGCATATCGAGTTGCGCAAGGCGCTCGAATCACCGCGTGAAGTGTGGCACTGCCTGCCGACGTACAAGCAAGCGCGCAAGGTGATTTGGGACGCGCTGACCGGGGCCGGCGACCGGCTGATTGATGAAGCGTTCCCGCCGTCGGTCGTGCGCAAGCGCGTCGAAGACGAAATGAAAATTGAACTCGTCAACGGCAGCCTGTGGCGGCTCGTGGGCGCGGACAGCTTCGATATGTTGGTGGGCGCGAACCCGCGTCACGTGACGTTCAGCGAGTACGCGCTGACGAGCCCGAAGGCATACGAGTTCGTGCGCCCGATCATCGCCGAGAACAACGGCACGCTGCTGTTCATCAGCACACCGCGCGGCTTTAATCACGCACATGCGCTGTTCGAGTACGCCAAGTCACAGCCAACGTGGTACGCCGGCTTTCATCCGGTGAGCGTCACCAAGCTGATACCGCAGCACGTGCTTGATGAGGAGAAGCGCACGATGCCGGATGAGTTGTACCGGCAGGAGTACGAGTGCGATTTCAGCGCGGCTAATGTGGGCTCGATACTCGGCAGCTACATCGAGCGCGCCGAACGTGATGGGCGCATCGTCAACGCTGACCTGTACGACCCGAGCGGCGCGCCCATCGAAGTGTTCAGCGACATCGGCTTTCGTGATGCCGCGGCGTGGTGGTGGGTGCAGCCTGTAGCCGGTGGCTTCAACATCATCGACCATGATGAAGCGACCGGGCTCGACGCCGAGCAGTGGGTCGAGCGCCTGCGCGCAAAACCGTGGAACATGCACGGCCGCAAGCTCGGCTGTGTGCATCTGCCGCACGATGCGCGAGCCAAGACCTTCCGCAGCCGGCATACCGTCGTCACGGTGTTCCTGAGCAGCGGGCTCGCCGAGCGCTACGCCGTGGTGCCGCAGACGAGCATCGCGGATCGCATCAACGCGGCGCGGGTGTTCGTGCGCGCGTGCCTGTTCAACCGCGCCGCGTGCGCGGCCGGGCTGCATCACTTGCGCGAGTGGCACTACAAGTACGAGGAAGAACATCACCGCTTCTCGCGCGAGCCCGAGCACGATGAGCACTCGCATACCGGCGATGCGTTCAGCTACGCCGCAGTTGCTTTAAAGCCGTTCGTGGCGGCTGCGCACGAGCCGGCGAAGCACGACGTGGGGCAGCCTGCGCACTACGCTTTCGACTTGGAACGTCTCTACGGGGATCGTGATGCCGCCTGATATGCCGCCACCGCAGCAAGGGCCACAAGCGCCGCCGCAGGCGCCGCCCGACTACCTTGCGCAGCCGCAGGACGCGCAGCAACAGCGCGAGCAACAGGAGCACATGACGCCCGAGTATTGGGCGAAGGAAATCGCGGCGTCGAAAAAGTGGTTGCAGAAGTGGCACGCTCGCGCGAAGACCATCGAGCGCAAGTACCTGCTGGCCGATCAGGACGCGTCGAGCAACAAAGACACGTCGCGCTTTCCGCTGTTCTGGAGCAACGTGCAAACGTCGCTTGCTGCGATGTACGGGCAGATACCGAAGGTCGATGTTGACCGCGCGAATCTCGATCCGGGTGATGACGTGGCGCGCGTGGCCGCGGTGATCCTCGAACGCATTTTTCAGTTCGAGGCCGACGACTTGGAGAACTCGCCGTACTACGTGTTGCAGGATTGCATCCTCGACCGGCTCGTGGCCGGCATGGGCGTGTCGTGGGCGCGCTACGAGTTTAAAGCGCAGGACTTCACGGTTACAGGCGTGATGGACGACACCGGCGCGCCGCTCGTGATCCCGATGATTACCGAGGAGCGCGCGCCTATCGACTACGTGCGGTGGGCCGACTTCCTGTTTAGTCCGTGCAAGCGCTGGCAAGAGCGGCGGTGGGTGGCGCGGCGCGTGCCGATGACCGGCGAAGCGCTGCGCAAGCGTTTCGGCGAGAACGCGGCCGGCGTGCCGATGGCGTTGAAGTCGAGCGCTACCACGCGCGCGGCGAACGACGACGATCCGCTGCGCGCGCTCACCGAGGATATGGCCGACGTATGGGAGATTTGGTGCGGCACGACGCGCTGGGCCTACTGGTACGTGCAGGGGCACGACAAGCTCCTCGACGCGAAGCAAGACCCGTTGAAGCTCGCCGATTTTTTCCCGGTGCGCCGGCCGCTGTGCGCAACCACGCTCACGAAAGCCTACATCCCCAAACCGGACTACGACTACGCGCGCTCGCAGTACGACGAGCTTGACCTGATCGCCGTTCGCACCGGCATGTTGACCGAGGCTTTAAAACTTGTAGGCGTTTACGACAAGGCCGCGGAAGGCGTGCAGCGGATGCTCAATCAGGCGACGATGAACCAATTGATCCCCGTCGATAATTGGGCGATGTTCGCGGAGAAGGGCGGCATCAAGGGGCAAGTCGATTGGATGCCGCTGGAAATGGTCGTCGCTGCGCTCAACTACCTGACCGAGCGCAAGCAAACGCTCTCGACCGAGATATTCGAGTTGCTTGGCGTCAGCGACATTCAGCGCGGCATGGCGGCGACCAAAGAGACGGCGACGACGCAGCGCTTGAAGGCGCAATTTGGCAGCGCACGCGGCGCGCGTGCAAGCGAGGAGATTGCGCGCTTCGTCACCGACAACTACCGGATGCGCGCGGAAATCATCTGCAAGCACTGGCAGCCGCAAACCATCCTGTACGTGTCGCAGATCGAGAAGACGCCCGATCAGGGGCTCGCCAAGCAAGCGGTGCAGTTGCTCAAGAGCGACCCCACCGTGGCGATGCGCGTGAAGATCAGCGCGGACAACGTGACCGCGCCCGATTGGGAGCTTGAGAAGGGCCAGCGCGTCGAGTTCCTGCAAGCGGTCAGCGGCTTCATCGCTGCGGCGCAGCCGATGGTCGCGCAAGCGCCGAGTGCCGGCCCGTTCGTGATTCAAATGCTGCAATGGACAGCGAGCGGCTTTAAAGCGGGCAAGGAAATCGAGGGCGTGCTCGATCAGGCGTTGCAGGCAATGCAGGCCGAAAAGGCCAAGCCGCCGCCACCGCCGCCGCCACCCACCGCGTTCGACAAAAAGGAACTGGCGAGCGCCGAGGAGCATCGCGCGGGTGCAGCCAAAGACTTTGCCGCGGCCGTCAAGTCGTTGGTCGAGCTTGGCATTGATCCGATGATGGCGACGCAACAACTGCAAATGTTCACGATGCAAAACGCGCAATCAATTCAGTCGATGCAGAACGCTCCCCCGCCGCAAAGCGGCCCACCGGGGGGTGGGCCGCCACCGGGTGCGCCACCGGGCGCACCGTCGCCCGGTGGCGCACAGCCCGGCATACCGCCCGGCATGGGCGGGCCGCTGCCGAAGCCACCGAGCGCGATGCCGGCGCTGCCCGGTCTGCCGGGGATACCCGGATGACGCGGCGGCGCTTCGTGCAGGATCGCGTGACGCTGCGCTTTATCGAGATAACCGATGACGCTGCACCGGACGCTGCGCGCTGCGATGCTGTGCTGTGGGGTGATCGCGGTTATCAGGATTTGCGTGCGACCGACGGTGCCGACATCAGCACGCGCAGCAAACACCGCGAGTACATGCGCGCCAACGGGCTCACAACCGTCGATGACTTCGCCGGTGACTACTGGCGCAACGCAGAAGCCAAACGCAACGCGGCACGTGCCGGCGTCGATCCGGCGCGCAAGCACGACATTGCCCGCGCCATTGCGCAACTTGAGAAAGGCCGTCGATGAACGCCGCTGCCGAACAACCGCAAGACCCCGCTGCGCAACCCGCCGCTGATGAACCGCTGCCGACAGTTCGTGATGCGCTTGAAGCCGCAATTGACGCGCACGCGACAGATGATGCGGCGAATGACGCTGCGTCGGCAACGCCTACAACTGGCACCGGACGAGTTGGCGGTGCCGCTGACGTGGGCGCGCTTCCATCAGGTGCGCAGCCGCAGCAAGCCGCGCGCACACCGGCCGCTCCTGCTGGCACGCCGCCGCCTGCCGCAGATGCTCCCGCTGCGCTAAACGCGCCGGCAAGCTGGAAGGCGGGATTGCGCGAGTATTGGAAGACGCTCGCGCCCGACGTGCAGTCCGAGATACATCGTCGTGAAGGTGAGCACGTCGAGCGGATGCGTGAGAACGCCGCGATGCGCTCGCAGATCGGGCGCTTCAATCAAGTCGTCGAGCCGTACCGTGCGTTGATGGAAGCCGAGGGCGGCGAGCCGCTGTCGGCGTTTCACGATTACCTGCGCGCGGCGACGCTGTTGCGCACCGGCGCACCGAATGATCGCGCCGCGTTCGTGGCGGCACTGGTGCAGCGCTACGGCGTGCCGCTCGACGCGCTCGATGCACACTTGGCGAGCGCGCTGCGCAGCGGCGCCACCGGGCAAGTGCCGCTGTACCCGCAGCAAGCGCAACAGCCCCCGCAGCAACAACAACAGTTCCGCGATCCGCGGCTTGATGCGTTGCTCGCGCAAGCCGAGCAGGCGACCGCGGGACAGATACGCAGTGAAGTCGATGGCTTTAAAGCCAATCACGAGTTCTTTGACGACGTGCGCCTGACGATGGCCGACGTGATGGATGCGGCGGCGAAGCGCGGTATCGAAATGAGCATGGAAGACGCGTACCAACGCGCTTGCATGATCGAGCCCGAAGTGCGCAAGGTCGTCGAGTCGCGCGGGATGCGGATGAGCGCGTCGCAGGCGGCGCGCACGCTTGCTGCGGCGCGTCACGCATCGTCGAGCCTGAGCAGCGGGCTTGCACCGCCGGCTGCACGCATGGCCGTGACCAACGGCAGCGGTACGCCATCGGTGCGACAGTCGCTTGAAGCCGCTATTGACACGTTGCGCACGAGCGCGTAGCTTTTCTCGCGCTCGCGCACAGTACCGCCTTCGGGTATGAACCCGGCTTAAAAGCCGCGCCATCCTCTACCCCGGAGCGAGTGTCACGAAGACACTCCCCCACCGAAAGAGGCGACGACTTGAAGCGATTTCCGCTTTCATCGTCATTCTTTTTCGAGTGGAGGATTTATGTCTTTCCCCGGCGTCACCGACATCGTTGCAACCACGATTGAATCGCGTTCGCGGCAAATCGCCGACAACGTAACGAACAACAATGCTGGCCTTGCCTACAT